GTCCAACCTCACCGACTACGGGGCCGACCACATCGACCGTGCCGCCGGCGGGTTCGCCCACAACCGCGACCTCGCGCGGTTCACGGCCGATCGGGGGTGGCTGCTCGTCGACCCCTGGTTCCCGGTCCGTCGCCTCGACGGCACCTACGCGTCCGGTGCGGCTGACTCCGACGGCGTCCACCCGACGGTCGCGACCGGCACCACCGCCGGGGCGATCCTGTCCGCCGCCATCCGCATCGCCGCCGGTGGGGCGTCTGGCTGACACAGCGGCGTTCGGGAAGGTGTGGGCCCCGTGGGGCTCGCCGGCGTTCGGGAAGGTGTGGGCCCCGTGGGGCTCGAACCCACGACCCTCGGATTAAAAGAGCGTCGCTGGCGATCGGCGGGGGTGTGAGCGGATCGGAGTCGATCGCCGTGCATCCCAGCAGTGGCGGGCCTGTCAGCTGATCCGGCGGGGTCGGAACTGGATCACATTGGAGTCGATCGGAGCGACGTCATGCCCCACGTCTGCCCCACGCGGCTCCGGTCGGCTGAGCGCGCCGAGAACGGACGCGGACGGCGTCTCGGCGAGGTGCGCGTACCGGCGGGTGGTGAGCGGTGAGACGTGGCCGAGGAGCTTCCCGACCTCCTCGAGCGGGACGCCCTGCTGGATCAGCCACGACGCGTACGTGTGGCGGGCGTCGTGCAGGTGCACGTCGTCGAGGCCGGCGCGCTTCACTGCGGGGATCCAGACTCGGCGCCTGTAGTTGTGGTGGTCGAGTGGGGTGCCGTCTCCGCTGAGGAAGATGAACCCGCCGCGTCGGGCGATGGTGAGGGGCTCGAGGTAGTCGAGTGTCCAATCGGGCACGGGGACGGTGCGGCGACGGCGGCCCTTCGGGTAGTCCTTCGGCTGCTTCAGCTTGTCGTCCCACGTCTCAGCGACGCGGAACACTCCGCCGTCCTGGTCGAGGCGCTGCACGGTCGCGCCGGCGGCCTCGCCCCATCGGAGGCCGGTGCCGAACAGCATGGCGGCCATCGCGCGGGAGACGCCCTCGGGGATCTCGTCGAGCAGCCGGAACGCTTCGTCCTTCGTGAGGTACCGCTCGCGGGTGTTGTCCGCGTTCGCGAGACGGAGCCGGGCGGCGGGGTTCGCGGTGATGATCTCGGCGTCGACGGCGGCGACCAGGGACGCGGACAGCAGCGCGACGCAGCGCTGCACGGTGGCCGGCGCCATCCCGGTCGTGAGCAAGTCGGCCGCCCACGCCTTCACGTCGTGCCGGGTGATGTCGACCAGGGGGACGTCGCCCCACTTGCCGTCGAGGTGCTTCGACCGCCGCGATTCGTCTCGGAGCAGGGTCGATGGTTCGACGGGACGTGATGGCCACCACTCGGTGACCCAGTCGCCCCAGGTGCGGAGGCCGGCGCGCGGGTCGCGCCATCCGAGTTGTGCGGCGTTCTCCTCGGCGGCGGCCGCGGCGTTCATCGCGGCGCGCTTGTGGTCGAACGTCCCAGCGGACCGCTTCGACCCGTCGGCGAGGCGGTAGGCGCCGCGCCAGCGTCCGGAGGGGAGCTGTTCGGTCCAGGCCATCAGCCTGCCTCTCTCAGTCGGTGCCGTCGCAGGTGCGCGATGCGGGCTTCGAGGATGTCGGCGGTGACGCCGAGCTCGATCGCCCAGCGGCCGGGGTCCTGTGACCACTTCATGAGGTCGATCAGGTGGTCCTCGTCGATGAGCCGGAGCGACGCCGTGGTGTCGGCGTTGCGTTCCATGCGGAGGTCGAGGAGGGCGACGCCGGTCTGGCATTCGCGGCGTTCGGCGTGCACGACCTCGTGGGCGAGGACGGACCGCTCGAGGGCGGCGCGCATGCGGGGGCGGATGAGGATGGTGTGCAGATCGGGGATGTAGCGACCGAGGTCCGCTCGCAGCGGGTACTCGACGATCGGAACCCCCAGGTCCGCCGCGTGTGACCGCGGGTCGTACAGATCCGTCATGGGGTGTGCTGGTCCTCCTCCACCTCGCGCGCGTCGGACTTCGCCGCGTGCTGCAGGTCCTCCATGCGAAGGCCGTTGTGCGCTAGCTCGTTGCGGAACTCGCGGTACGCGGTCTCGACGTCGGGGTACTCGACGTCGTTCTCGTCGCGCACCTTCATCTCGTCCCTGGTGAGAGTGACGAACAGGCGAACCTCTTCTGGAAGGCCAGCGAGCTCGGCGTCGGAGTCCTGCTCGCTGTCCGTCCGCTCATCTTCGGCAGCGCCTCCGACATTCGCCCACGCGGGATGGTCGACGGTGAGCGGTGTCTCGGAGACGTCAGTGGTCTGGCCGGCCTCGATGCGGCGCACCAGTTCCTCGGCGATCTCGAGCTCGGAGAACGCGGCGAGGCTCATGCCGGGCGTGAGCTGCACTTCGCTCTCGACCTCGGCTCGGGTGAGGTAGTCGGCGGCGACGAGGGCGAGGACGGGGCTGCGGTCGAACGCGCGTGCGACGGCGATGACCTGGGTCGCGCTCGGGCGGGATGCGCCGGCGAGCCACCGGCTGACGGTGCCGGAGTGCACGCCGGTTGCGCGTGCGATCTCCGACTGGTTCGTCGAGATCTCGCGGAGGTAGGACTGCCAGTCAGTGTCGTTCACGGCTCAGAGGCTAGTGCAGGAGTTGCACGCATGCAACGACTTCTCACGCAAACAACCCCGCCAAATCAGGTAACGAACGCGACACGCCGCGCAAACATGCACGCATAACCCATGCACGCGTGCAGAACCGTGCCTACTATGTCCGCATGCAGCCACTCCGCACTGACGCAAAGGTTCCGCAGATGCGCCTGAACGTCCAGAAGATGAACGAGCTCCGGAAAGCCCACGAGCTCGAGTCCAACGTCGACCTGGCCCGCCTGCTCGGCGTCGACACCGCCACGCTCCACCGGGTGATGAAGGGCAGCGTCGCCCCGTCGAGCAGCTTCATCGCTCGGGTGAAGCTCGCGTTCCCGTCCGTGTCGATCGACTCGCTGTTCTACGTCGATCGGCTCGGGGCGACCGCGGGCCTCGTGCCGGTCGAGCAGCCGCGGGCGGCGGTGGCCTGATGGCTTGGCTCACCGTCGCCGAGGCCGCTGCGGAGGCCAAGCGGCACCCGCGGACGATCTCCGACGCGTGCCGAGCGACGACCCTCCACGGCGTGCAGCGGTCCGTGAACGCGTCCTGGCGGATCGAGGACGTGTGCCTCGACGCCTGGGTGCGGGGCACGTCCTGCCCGCACCAGCAGACGAACGTCATCCCGTTCCGTCAGTCCGCCTGACTTCCCCCTGATCTTCTGCCGCCGGCTTCCGACACCGGCGGGATCGAACTCTCACTTCGAAGGGCAACGACCCATGTTCCGTACTACCTCCATGCCTGCTGCCGTTCTGCGGCGGGCCGACCAGGTCACCACCGACGACGTCGTGCTCGACGCGCACGGGCAGCCGTGGAACGTCCACTCGATCTACTACGGCGAGGCGAGCGTGCAGCTGACGCTCCGCAGCCTGACGAACGAGGCCGGGATGATCCACGGCCTGACGTACGACACGTGGGTGCGGCTCGCCGTCCGGGAGACGCCGGCGCAGTACCGGCGCCGGGTCGCGTGGCGCGGTGTGCCGTGGCTGCTGGCGTCGGCCCTGGTGGCGCTGTGGTCGCACGTGGTCGACGCGCCAACGTTCGGCGGTCAGCTCCCGGCGATCGTGTGCCTGGTCGCGGTCGCGGCGATCCGGATGGCGACGACGCCGGAGCTGGACCGGTGAGCGCGGTGGAGCCGAAGCAGAACGACGAGCAGCAGGTCCTCGCCGCGCTCGAGTTCGAGCCGCGCAGCCTCTGCTCCTGGACGAACCAGAACACCGGCGAGCAGTGCACGGTGCACGCGGAGCTCGAAGCGGTCTGCACTGGTGAGGGCTGCGGAGTGCGCTCGCCGGTCTGCGGCGGGCACCGGGACGTGATCCTCCACGGGCCGATCGAATTCGTGGGGCGCTGCAAGCGGTGCGGTACCCGGGGGCTCTACCGCGACATCGTCGCGTTCGTCCCGGTCGCCTCGTGAGGGTCGAGGAGGTGCTGCGGCTGTTCGTGCCGGGTACCCCGGTTCCGCAGGGCTCGAAGACGGCGTACGTCGTCGGCAAGCGCGCCGTCGTCGCGGACGCGAACGGCAAGGCGCTGAAGCCCTGGCGGAAGACGGTGACGGCCGCGGCGGTCACGGCCCTCGCTGGGCGGCCGGCGCTGCGTGATGAGCCGATCGCGGTGGTGCTGCAGTTCCGGTTCGTCCGGCCGAAGTCCGTGCGGCGTGAGCACCCGCACGTGAAGCCGGACATCGACAAGCTCGCCCGCGCCGTCCTCGACGGGCTAACGGACGCGGGTGTGTGGGGGGACGACTCGCAGGTCATCGACCTGCACCCCACGAAGGCCTACGCGGCGGAGGCAGGAGTCCTCGTCCGCGTCGGCAGGTACATCAACGAGAAGGGAACGACGCGATGAGCGTGCAGATCATGAAGCGGAAGCTCGAGGAGACTCGGGACGGCCTGCAGGAGACCGACGTCGACGAGGTGCTGGCGCACGCGCAGCTCGGGCACAAGGTGACGGCGATCGTCACGTACGAGGTCATCGAGCACCGCGACAACGCGGACGGTTCTTCGACGCTGGTGAAGGCCGTGCACATCGAGCCTATGGCCGGTGATGGTGTGGCGGCGGCGCAGGCGCTGCAGCAGTCGGCGTACCAGGTGCGCACGGGGAACGAGACGCTCGGCATCTTCGACGAGGCGGCCGACGCGGAGCCGATGGACGCCGCGCTGTCGACGCCGTTCGAGGGTGACGAGTGAGCGCCGTGCGGGCGTCGCTGCCGGCGGAGCTCGAAGCGCGCGCCGGGGCGTCGGACAAGGACCGCCCGGTCTGGCTCAACGAGCGGGCGCACGGCGTCACCGCGACCGAGGTCCGTGACCTGTACATGAAGGCGCACGGCGGGCACGGGATCACGGTCGATGACCTGATCAAGGCGAAGCTGCCGTTCCTGCTCGCGGCGACGGCCGAGGAGATCGAGGCCGCGGCGGCTGGTGGGTTCGGCGGGAACCGGTACACGGCGTGGGGCAACGCCCGTGAGCCGATCATCGCGGAGCAGCTGCAGGAGCAGTTCGGGATGCTGCCGGAGTCGCGTGTGTTCCGCTCGGCGGAGAACCGTCGGCACCTGGCGTCGCCGGACGGGATCCGGGTCGTCACGAGCGAAGACGGAGATCGCCTCGAGGTCGCGGAGATCAAGACCTCGGGTGCGGACATCGCACCGGGCACGGACGCGTACCGGAAGAAGGGCTACGCGATCCAGCAGCAGTGGGTCATGGGTGTCCTCGGCGCGGACCGGTCCCTGTACGCGTGGGAGCAGCACGACGGCGACTGGCTCGCCCGTGGCGGGCAGCACGAGGAGCCGGAGCCGCTGGACCTGTTCGTCCCGACGCAGTGGATCCCGTTCGACGCGGATCTGTTCGCCGAGCTCGTGATCCTCGCGGACCACTTCCTCGACCGGCTCGACGAGGCCCTGGCGGCGGCGCGTGCTGGTGAGGTCCCGGTGATCGACGAGGAGCTGGACACCCTCGCTCTGAACTACCTGCGCGGTCTCGACTTCGAGAAGCAGGGCAAGGCGCTGAAGGAGCCGGCGTACCGGGCGATGTTCGAGCGCGTCGAGTCCGACGAGTCGTTCGTGCAGGAGTCGCCGCTCGCTCGGGTGTCGTTCTCGCCGGAGGTCGTCGAGGAGAAGCCGGTGTTCGAGCTCGACCTGGTGGCCGCGAAGGCGGCGGCGCCGGCGGGGCTGTACGAGCGGCTGGAGCAGGCGCAGCACGACGTCGAGCAGGCGCAGGAGGCGGTGGCGCGGGAGCAGCTGGCGGTGGACGCGCACGAGGCGGAGTTCGTCGTGAAGGCGCGTGTGGAGCGTGTCGTGATCAAGAAGGCAGCGCTGCGGGTGACCGCGGCGAAGACGACCAAGGAGACGAAGAAGTGACGAACGCAGTTGTGGCGCTCCCGCAGTCGGGAGATCCCTCGCAGTGGACGGCGGCCGAGTCGGCGCTCGTCGAGGCGGCCGGGCTCGTGACCGGGCCTGCGGCGAACCGGCGGCTCGCGCCCCGGCCGGTGGTGGAAGCGTTCCTGCTCCACGCTCGCCGGACCGGGCTGGACCCGATCGCTCGGCAGATCTACTGCATCGAGCGGGGCGGCAAGTGGGGCACGCAGGTGTCGATCGACGGCGCGCGCATCGTCGCCGAGCGGACCGGGCAGTACCGCGGGCAGACGCCGACGCAGTGGACCGCTGACGGTGTGACGTGGGTGGACGTGTGGCTCGCCAGCGACGCCCCGAAGGCTGCCCGGGTGGGTGTGCACCGTGAGGGCTTCGTGGAGCCGCTGTACGCGGTGGCGACGTTCGACGCGTACAGCACCGGTCAGCAGATGTGGCGGAAGATGCCGGCGCTGATGCTCGGCAAGTGCGCGGAGATGCTGGCGCTCCGGAAGGCGTTCCCGCAGGACCTGTCGGGGCTGTACTCGACGGAGGAGATGGACCAGGCGGACAACCGTCAGCGTCCGCAGCAGCAGCCCGCTGAGCCGGAGCAGCAGCCGGCGCTCGTGCAGGAGCCGGAGCAGCCGCAGAACGACTGGTTCGCGGAGGCTGCGAAGGTCACGGACCGGGACTCGGCGAACGCCCTGTACCGGCGGATCCCGAAGCACGAGCGTGAGGGCATCAAGGAGGCGATCGCCGCGCGGCTGACGGCGCTGGCCGAGGCGGCGAACCCGCCGGCGCCGGAGCCGGATCCGCAGTGGGCGGAGCAGCAGGAGCAGCCGGTCACGGACTGGGCGACGGCTGAGGTGCCGCAGGCGGCCGACGCGGTGGAGACCGTCGATGGCGTGCTCGAGGGCACCGAGGTCGACGGCCCGGCGCCGAGCAGCAGCGGGTACGACCGATGAGCGCCCGCAGCATCGGGTACGACGACCAGCTCGCTCTGCGTGAGCTCCTCGTCGGCCGCCGGATCGTCGAAACCCGCAAGAGCACCGCGAAGGCTGAGTCGTGGTCGGACGAGATGAACGCGGTCGAGTTCGTCCTCGATGACGGCCAGGTGCTGAAGGCGATCGCCACCGACGGCGGATGCGCGTGCTCCAACGGCTGCTGGTCGGTCGAGAACCCTGATGTCGTCGCTCCGGACCAGATAATCACGGGCGTCGAGACGGCCGAAGACCTCGACGGAGAGTGGAGCACCCACGGCGACGGCTCGGCGACACTGCGGCTGTTCGTCTACGCCGCGGGGATCAAGTCGGAGATCGTCCGCAGCGAGGGTGGCGACAACGGCTACTACGGCTGGGGCTACGCCCTCCTCGTCGAGACCCCGGAGCAGGACCGATGAGCGCGGTGGATGCCGGCACGGGCGAGGTCATCGACGAGCCGGGCCTCGATCCGCGGATCCTGCGCGTGCTCGCGTCGGTCGGCATCCACCGGCCGGACCGCAAGGACCCGCTGCACGTCGCCCTCGTGAACGCGATCGCCCGCACGCTCGGCGGTTCGTACGGGGCGCAGCTCATCGCGATGCGGTTCGAGGTCGCGCAGTTCCTCCGCGAGGCGGGGGAAGCGTACGCGACGGCGAAGGCGAAGTACGAGCACCACATCGCTCGCGAGGTCGTGGCGGAGGTCGCGAAGAACAAGACGTCGAGGACGCTCGCGCAGCAGATGGCGGAGGGCTCGGACAACGGGCACCGGCTGCTGCTCGAGCTGCTCGTCGCGGAGAAGCGGGAGCAGTGGCTCCGGAAGCTCCTCGACACGTTCGCCGCGGCGGGCGACAACCACCGCACCGACCGCGCCGATCAGCGCGCGGCGGATCAGTTCCAGGCTCACGGGCACACCGGGGCTGCGTGATGGACGAGGAGTGGCGCGACGTCCCGCAGTTCGAGGGCATGTACGCGGTCAGCAGCCGGGGCCGCGTGCGGTCGCTGCCGCGGCATTCAGGTGCTCGGCCCAGTCCGGTCGGCGAGCGGTTGTTGAAGCTGTCGCCGGGCCCGACCGGCTACCTCCGCGTCATCCTCCGTCGCGAGAACCGTTCGTTCACGGTGAAGGTGCACCACCTCGTGCTCATGGCGTTCGTCGGTCCTCGACCGGACGGCATGGAGGGACTGCACGGGAACGGCGACGAGCTCGACAACCGCCTCGAGAACCTCCGGTGGGGAACGAAGTCGGAGAACATGCGCGACCAGGTCAGGCACGGCACCCACGTGCAGGCCCGAAAGACCACGTGCCCGAAGGGGCACCCCTACACGAAGCGGAACGCCGCTGGCAGCCGGATCTGCATGGACTGCCGGCGCGAGCAGTACCGCGACTACTACGCCCGCACCCGCGGGCAGCTAAGGAGCTCCTGATGGAACGGGAGAAGGTGCTCGCCACGGCTGGCGAGCTGATCACGAAGGACCGTGCGGATCTGTACGGTCCGCCGGAGAAGTCGTTCGGCCGGATCGGTGCCCTGTGGGGCGCGATGCTGGGCACGGACCCCATCGAGCCGGAGATGGTTGCGCTGATGCTGGTGCAGCTGAAGGTCTCACGCATCGTGTCGTCGCCGGGTCATGAGGATTCGTGGGTGGACCTGTGCGGGTACGGAGCGCTCGGCGGCGAGCTCGCCACACACGCCTCGGCGGCGGCAGTAGCTACTGAGGTCTGGAACCTGCACTCGGCGCTCAGCGAGGCCGTCGAAACGTACATGACGGAGCACCCTGGCATGTGGTCGCGAACGATTGCTCGCACCGTCGTGCGCATGGCTGGCGAGACGCAGAACCTCGGCGAGCTGGAGAACAAGATCGCAGGGTTTTACGGCGAGGGCCAGCGCGTCGCGGGAACCCCGGGCGCAGTGCTGGCGCTCGCGCGCAAGCTCGTCGGCGAGCAGATGGACGCCGCCATGTCGGAGGTGCGCCGTGGCTGACGAACGGAAGTGCTACGCGGGCGACCTCGGGTCGGACGCGATCGGGAAGACGGTCGTCGTTCCGCGGCACGGGCTTGACGACGAGCGGCGGGGCACGGTCCTGTCGGTGTCGCACGACCAGGGCCTGACCGGCAAGCCGATCACGTCGGTGGTGATGCGTCCGGGCCAGTCGATCGGGGTGCGGCAGCTGGTGACGGTGGATTCGCTGGTCGTCGTCGAGGTGAAGCCGTGAACGGCATCAATGTGCCGGTCCGCACGGAGCTGACGAGTGCGCAGTACCGGACGTTGTCGGCGATCGCGCGGCAGCACCACACGACGATCTCGTCCCTGGTGCGGGAGTGCGTGCGCCGTCAGCTCGCGAACGGCACTGAGCCGACTCCGCCAGCGTCGCCTCGGCACCCCATGGGACGTCGGATGACGACCGACGACGTCGCGATGCTCCGGCAGCTGCACGGCGAGGGCCTATCGGACGTGGATATCGCGAAGCGGCTGGGGTTCCCCCGGTCGACGGTCGCGTACCGCCGGGACGCGCTGGGCTTGCCGGCGCTGTTCCCCGGCCGACCGAAGAGCCAGGAGGTGGCGTCATGATCGCGCTGGACTTGTTCGCGGGTGTCGGATGGGCACTTGCGTGCCGTGCGCTCGGCATCACGGACCGGGGCGTCGACAACGCCGCGACCGTGGTGGAGACGCGACGTCGTGCGGGTCTCGAGACGATCTACCAGGACGTCTGGGACGGCCTGTTCGGTGTGCATGGCGTGGGCCGGTACGACATCCTCATTGCGTCGCCGCCTTGCCAGACGTTCAGCCCAGCAGGCAAGGGCGCGGGCCGGAAGGCGCTCGACGAGGTGCTCGCTGCGATCCACGCGGGCCTGTACCGCGACCCGGTCGCGCTCCACGCCCTCACCGTCTCGCTCGACCCACGCACCGCGCTCGTCCTCACCCCGCTCGCTCACGTCTACCGGGACCGCCCGCAGTTCGTCGTGCTCGAGCAGGTCACGCCCGTGCTGCCCGTGTGGGATGCGTACGCGGCGGTCATGCGCGAGCTCGGGTACTCCGTCGTGACGGGCGTCCTCAACGCCGAGCAGTACGGCGTGCCGCAGACGCGGCGCCGCGCGATCCTCATCGCACGTCGCGACGGCATCGCGGCAGCTATGCCTGAACCGACCCACTCGCGGTACTACTCGCACGCTCCGGGTCGACTCGACCTCGGAGTGCGCCAGTGGGTCTCGATGGCCGAGGCCCTCGGGTTCGACGGCTTCGAAGCACAGAAGGTCATGGGGAAGGGCATGGTCGAACGGCACGGGCAGCGGCCCGGCCGTGACGCCGCTGAGCCAGCGTTCACGATCCGTGCCACAGCGGGCGGCATGGAGCCGGGTGGGTTCGTGCTCGTCGGCAATCAGCGTCCCTCCGGTGGCGAGGGTGACTACCAATCTCGACCGATGGACCGCCCAGCGCAGACGCTCACAGCTGGCTCTCGGTCGTGGGGCTTCGCGCTCCGGTCGAACTACGGGACCGGAGGCGATCCGCGGAACAGGGGTGAGCGGCTGTCGACGCAGCCCGCGCCGACGATCACCTCCAAGGCTGGACGGAGCAAGTGGGACGGCGTCCGCAAAATGACCGTCCAGGAGGCCGCGACGCTGCAGTCGTTCCCCGCCGACTTCGAGTGGGCCGGGACGAAGACCGACGACTTCCAGATCATCGGCAACGCGGTCCCGCCGCTGTTCGGGCAACACGTGCTCGCGGCGGCGACGGCAGGCGCGCTCGACGTGCCCGAGGCGGTGGCGGCATGAGTTCGCAGACCCCGAAGCCGCTCCTGGACGCTCTCGAGCGCCGTGACGGCCGCCGCTCGGCGTGGACGGGCAACGAGGGCGACACTCTCGTCCCGCAGCACCGGCAGGGCGGCATGGGCGGCCGGAAGTTGAAGCACCGGCTGTCGAACGTGGTGTGGCTCGAGTCGGAGATCAACGGGCTGATCGAGTCGGATCCGGGCTGGCAGGCGGAGGCCGTGGCGCGGGGCATCAAGATCGGCGGCCACGACGACCCGGAGCTGGTCGAGGTTCGTCACGCGGTGCACGGGCTGGTGCTGCTTCGCGATGACGGGCAGGTCGTGTCCGCGTGGCCGGCACCGGTGGTGTGGCCATGACCGAGAAGCACACCGAACGCACCGTCTTCGAGGCGCTGCACCGTCGGTACCGGCAGTTCAACGGCAACTCGAATCGCTGGGTCCATGCGGAGCACCCTCGCAACGGGACGGGCTTCTACGGCTGGTCGGAGTTCTCTGGCCGCTGCGTTGGCCCGCTCCGCACGGCGGACTTCGTCGCCCTCGACATGTGGGAGTCCGCCGGCCACCGGATCATCGGCCACGAGGTGAAGGTCTCGCGGTCGGACTGGCGTCGTGAGCTGGCGGACCCGACGAAGGGCGAGGCGTGGGCGCAGTGGTGCCACGAGTGGTACGTCGTCGCTCCGAGGGGCGTCGTGCCGCGGGCCGAGCTGCCGGTCGGCTGGGGCCTCATCGAGGTCACAGATTTCGCCGGAGCCGACGCGGTGCATGGCACCCGGATGGCGAAGCGGTCGGCCCGACCGGATCCGGTTCCGATGCCCGTCCCGGTCCAGTTCGGCCTGATGCGAGCGATCGAGACGACCGCGCTGCGGAGGACGGAGGAGCGGCCATGGCAGCCCTGAGCAAGACCGCGGTGCTCGCGCACCTCGCCCGGTGGGAGAGCCACCGGAACCCGCTCCTGGCCGCGATGGCCGAGGGCATGAAGACCCGCATCGAGGCGGGCGAGATGGACGAACGAGAGGAGGAAGACCATGAGCCTGAAGGTGATCACGTGGGTGCTGTACGAGGCGCCGGTGACGACGCAGTCGCACCTGCTGGTGCTGCTGGCTCTCGCCGATCGGGCACATGACGACGGCACCGCGGCGTACCCGTCGCGGGAGTGGATCGGTGAGCGGGCTCGCTGCTCGGTGCGGAGCGTGGCGTCGCATCTGCGGGCGCTCGAGGAGGACGGGCTGATCCGGAAGGGTGATCAGGAGCTGGTGGCGCACTTCCGGGCGGACCGTCGGCCGGTGGTCTACGACGTCGTCATGACGGCAGGCAAGTCCTGCACCCCGTCGTCGAACGACGTGCAATCTGACGCGTCACGGGGTGCGAGATCGCGTACTCACGACGTGCAACCTGTTGCACACAAACCGTCCCTCTTCTCCTACGGAGAAGAAACCGTCCAGAAACCGTCCATCGCGCGCGTGAACCAGCGCTTCGAGGACGCGTGGAAGGCGTGGCCGCGGAAGGTCGGGAAGCAGGGAGCGCGGAGGGTCTTCGATCGCGTCCTGCGCAACCAGCCTCTGTCGCTGGACCGGCTCGTCGAGGCCATTACCGAGCACGGCACTGCGTACGCGAAGTGGGTGCCGGAGCAGTACGTGCCGCACCTGACGACGTGGCTGAACGGCGCGCGGTGGGAAGACGCCGTGCCGGGACCGCGGGTTGGTCGCGGGCAGGAACGACAGGACGAAGGGCTGGCGCTCGTCGCCCGACTGCGAGAGGAGGAAGCACATGCAGGTCTCGGAAGTGGCGCAGCTGCTGCTCTGGGCTCAGGGCGTTGACGGTCGGACGCTGACGGAACTGTCGGCGCGGACGTGGCACCAGCTCATCGGGCACCTCGACTACGACGGAGCGCTCGGGGCGGTGCAGCAGCACTACCGCGAGGAGCACCGCTGGGTGATGCCGGCGGACGTGCTGAAGCTCGCGTCGCCGACCCCGCGGTATGGCGTCGACGCGACGTCGGAGCTGCTCGCGGAGCAGAAGGCGAAGTGGTGCGCAGATCACGGTGTGACCGTCGAGGAGTTCGACGAGCACGAGGGCGACATCGAGTGGATCGAGGCGGTGAGGCGACGTGGATGACGTGCAGCAGTACGACCAGGTCGCGGAGCAGGCCGTCGTCGGCGCCATGCTCCTCGACCGGGAGGCCATCTGGACGGCGCTCGACACCCTCACGCCGTCGGACTTCTACCAGCCGAAGCACGAGCTCATCGCTCGCGCCGCGGCCACTCTCGCCGAGCGCGACGAACCCGCGGACACCATCGCGGTGATCAACGAGCTCGAGCGGACCGGGCAGATTGCCAAGGCCGGCGGGGATGCGTACCTGTTCCAGCTGACGTCGCTCGTCGCGACGACGGCGAACGTCGGCTACCACGCGGACATCGTCCGGCAGAAGGCGATCCGTCGCCGCCTGCACGACGCCGGCATGCGGATCACCCGGATGGGGTCCGCAACCGAGGGCGACCCGATGAAGCTCGTCGACGAGGCGCAGCAGGAGCTCGAGGTCGTCGCGAAGAACACCCGCGTCGAGGTGCACGCGATCGGCGACACGATCGCGGCGACGATCGACCGGCTCGACGAGAAGCCGGAGTTCGTCTCGACGGGCTTCGAGTCGCTGGACCGGGTCATCGGCGGCCTCGCCGGCGGGAACCTCGTCGTGGTCGGTGCTCGGCCGGGCGAGGGGAAGACGATCCTCGGAATGAACCTGGCCACGATGCTCGCCCGCCGGGGAATGGTCGTCTACGTCTCGCTCGAGATGTCGGAGGACGAGCTGCAGCTGCGCCTGATCGCGCAGTTCGGCGAGGTCCACATGAAGTCGCTGCGGAACCACACGCTGAACGAGGAGCAGTGGAAGCGGGTCGCGATCGCCCGGCAGAAGATGCAGGGCGCGCCGATCTTCATCGACGACAAGTCGACGACGCTCGCCGAGATGCGGGCGTACATCCGGTCGGTGTCACGCCGTGGGCAGCTCGCTGGCGTCGTCGTGGACTACCTGCAGCTGATGGAGGGCGGCGATCCGAAGCAGTCCCGGCAGGAGTTCGTCGGCTCGATGTCGCGGCAGTTGAAGCTGCTTGCGAAGCAGCTCGGTGTGCCGGTGATCGCGCTGTCGCAGCTGAACCGGCTCGTGGAGGGCCGGAAGTCGCGGGTCCCGATCCTGTCGGACCTGCGTGAGTCGGGGTCGATCGAGCAGGACGCCGACGTGGTGCTGCTGCTGTCGTACGACCGGTCGAAGAAGGACGACCTGGTCGTGGCGGTCGCGAAGAACCGGCACGGCGAGAACGGCGAGGTGTCCCTGATCTGGCAGGGGCAGTACGCGCGGATCAGGGACAGGGCGTGGTCACCGTATGGCGCGGTGCCACTCGACGGAACGGAGGCGGCGTGATGAGCGATCGCAAGCAGACGGCGACCAGCGCGACGAAGGCGGCGGTCACCAGAACGAAGACCGAGGTCATCGCGGACGCGTGGGCGGACGACTTCGGCGGCGTGGCAGTGGAGGTCCGCGGCGTGCAGGTGCAGCTCGACATCGCGGAAGCAGCAGCTCTCCGCGACGAGATCAACAAGGCAATCGACCGGGCCCTCGAGTGGTCCGGCGCTACGAAGGCCGCCACGGCGGCAGGAACGAGGACAGCATGAGCAAGGGCACGATGACCGTCGAAGGCTTCGTGGCGAACGAGCCGCGGCTGAACACCACCGGGAACGGGAAGTCCGTCATCTCGGTGACGGTCCCGCACCAGCGGTCGAAGCGGCAGGACGACGGCACCTGGGAGCGCCAGGGCGAGACGACGTGGACCGAGGCCACGTTCTGGGAGGAGCAGGCCGACCTCATCGCGCAGCAGGTCACGAAGGGCACCGCGGTGATCATCACCGGCGACCCCGAGGTGCAGACCTACGAGAAGCGCGACGGCACGACGTCGGCGAAGGTCGTGCTCCGGTTCCCGACGCTCGGCATCGTCCCGCGTGCGCAGCGGCAGGGCGGCCAGGGCGGCGGCGGGAACGCCTGGGGCGGGCAGCAGCAGTCCGGCGGGCAGCCGTGGGCGCAGCAGGGCGCGCAGCAGCCGCAGGGTGACGTCTGGTCCGCGCCTCAGGGCGGCGCGACGTACGACGACGAGACGCCGTTCTGATGCCGCAGAGGATCCAGCTCAGCCGCCGCAAGGGCTGGCGGAAGGCGGAGGGCGCGATCGTCGTCGCCCGGCCCAGCAAGTGGGGCAACCCCTTCGCGCTGGGAGCAACCCGCCTGCGCTTCCCTCGAGCGGATGGCACGGAGTCGTGGGAGCAGGAAGGCAGGATCGGCTACCCCGCTGGCGAGCGCGCGTCCTTCCACCACGGCGACAAGGTGACCTACCCCGACGGCCGCACCGGCTATCGGGTCACCTGGCACGACGTGCGCGAGGCAACCCGAGCGGAGTGCGTCGCGATGTACCGCGAGATGGTCACCGGCCAGCCGGATCTCGTGGACTTCACCTACCCGTCGCGGGTCAACGAGATCAGGACCGAGCTCGCCGGCCACGACCTCGCCTGCTGGTGCCCCCTCGACCAGCCGTGCCACGCCGATGTCCTCCTCGAGATCGCGAACCAGGAGCAACCATGACCGACACCACCACCATCGAGGTCGACGACGCCACGTCGCTCGCCCTCTCCGCGGCGCGAGCACGCCGCCGCCTCCTCGAAGCGCCCGGCCTCGTCGCGTACATCCGGACCCTCGTCGTCCCGGCCCTCGGCGGCGCGAAGGACGGCATGCCCCGAGCCGCGTCGAAGGAACCGCCAGCACCCATGCGGATCGACGCAGCCGACGACTCCGACAGCCTGTACGCGCAGCTCGTCAACTGGGTCGACTACTGGGCCGACCGGCTCTCCGCCCTCCCTCCCGCGACCCTCGTCGCGGTCTGGCGGAACAAGTCCGACGTGCAGGGCTTCCGCGGGACCGTTACCCCGCCCGGCGCCGGCCAGCTCGTCTGCTACCTGACGACGTGGCTGCTCATCCGGCACGACCAGATCGCCGCGCACGAGTTCGGCCGGGCGTACTTCGACGACGTGTCGACGATCATCCGGGCAGCGCAGGCCCGGTACCCGCGGGCCCCGCGCGGCGATCGCCACGTCCTGCCGCGGCCGTGCCCGGTGTGCGACCACTTCGCGTTCGGCGCCGAGTGGGCGTCGGAGGACGTCGCGGACTTCGTGCTCCGCTGCGAGCACTGCGGCCACGAGGAGTCCGCCGCCGAGCACCTGGCGACGGAGAAGGCGACCCGGCACCTGGTCATCGCGCTCCGCGAGGAACGCAACGTGTGGGACAGGCAGGGTGTGCTCGCGTTCTACGACGAGCACGGCTACTACCCGACGCAGGAGGTGCAGCGATGCCTCGTGTGCGGCGACATGGTCGAGCACCCAGAGCGCGGTCGCACGCGGCACCTGCACGACGACGAGCGCCGCGAGCCGCACGAGCCGCAGGTCGCCAACAACCCGACAGGAGCACCCGCATGAGACTCACCGATGAGCAGGCCCGGAGCCTGTCCATGATGAACGCCGGCAACAGTGAGCCGCTTCTGAGGACGACGATCTACCGAGCCAGCCGCGCCGCCACGTTGACGGACCAGGAGCTCGACTTCCTCGTGAACTACGGCCGTGCCGTCCAGCACGAGCGGGATGAAGCAGCAGGGCGATCCGGCGTCACACCGCAGCGATGGAGCATCGGGTCCCCGTCCCGTGAGCAGGTCGACACCGCCATCGGTGCTGTGCTGTTCAACGTCAGGAACTTCCCGGAAGCGGCGCAGGCCCGGCTGCTCGGGCAGGACATGGGCGCGCTGCGCTCGAAGATCACAGAGGCCGTCGCCGCCGTGCTCTCGCAGCCAAACCCGAGCGCCGAGCCGGTGTGCGCATGCGGGCACCCGGAGTTCGACCACGGGCACAGCGAGGGTGACGGCTGCCTGCACTGCCCATGCAAGGAGCTCATCGCTACGCAGCCCCGCATCGAGGACATGGCACCGGGGACGACGTTCACGGCCGAGGGCGTCGGCGTTTCCGGCACCCTGCACCGCTTCACCGTCACGGACCAGCGCAGCCCGGGCGGGCACCGGTACCTCCGCTGCGCCACCCATGACGGCAACGGGGCGATCGAGTCCTACGTCGAACCGTCCACGATCCGCGACGTGACCCCGCCGAAGGAGGCCGATGGCTGAGGAGTGGTGGACGAAGAAGCAGGCGTGCCGGCACCTGCAGATCGACCCGAAGACCTTCGAGCGGTACACCGCCGACGGGATGGCCGTCACGAAGATCCGCGGCCGCGTCTTCGTCCGCCGCGACGTCGTCCAAGCCGAGTACCGGAAGCGGAAGCTCGGGCAGAAGGCGACTCGCGCCACGCCGGAACCGCAGTAGTTCCCGTGTGTCGCATCAGGTGTGTACACTGGCGCTAGCGAACCTCCACGCCGGGCGACCGGCACGGAGCAACCGAAGGCCCTCGACATCACGTCGGGGGCCTTCGTCGTACCCCCGGTGAGGCTGTCGTTGCCCCGGGTCACGGGATGATCCCCGGCCGTCGGAGGCGAACAGATCCCGGGCCGGCGCCTGCTAGGGCGGCGTCGGCCCACAGACTTTCCCGTGCCCGCCGACACGCACCGCCACCGCACCAGCCGTCGCGCCCTCTGGGAGGCGCGCTCGCAACGCGACTCACCTGCCGCGGCGCGAGCACGGGGAACCCAATCAGGCCGAGACCCCCGAGGGAACCCGCGCTGGCATGCGGACCCCGGACGAGGACGGCCGACCACGTCAGGAGGCGCGCGTGCTGAACCTCGGCAAGGACTTCGACGACGCCGTGCTCACCGCGGCCGGCATCGACCCGGACGCAGCGCAGCCCGGCACCGTCCAGATCGACGCGCTCCCCGAGACGGGCCTCGTCACCATCCGGTACACGGCCGTCACCTCCGCACCGGCCGAGACGATCCGGGACCTCATCTGCCAGGCAGCCGACACCACGTCGTGAGGAGCAGACCATGGCGAGCAACCCCGCACACATCGACGCCGTCGCCGATCCCCGGCCCGGCAGCCGCGGATACCTCAAGTGGTTCTGGACCCGAGGCCCTGGCCTCGCGAAGTGGCGGCTCAGCCCGCACCCGTGGACCGCGTTGAAGCGTGAGCTGCGCGGGAAGGTGCCGGCGGCGTACCTCGACGCGACGGTCTCGAAGTGGTTCGAGGACGTGTTCGGTTACCCGTCTGGCGCCCGCAAGGGCAAGAACCCCGTCGGGAAGGGCTGACGCCGTGACGATGGTCGCTCGCTTCCGTGTCGCCACCCGAGCGTCCGGCCGCCGCCGCCAGGTGTATGTCCACGTCTACGACGACCAGCAGCAGATGGCTCGGGCACACACGGAGGCGCGCGGCCGCGAGTACGACCCCGTCGACGACATCGGCGGGGGTATGGCGACGCAGACCTCGTCTGGGTTTTCCTGGCCGGCGCCTGACCCGGGACCGGTCCTCGTCATCCGCCTGTGGACGGGGCAGCTCACCACGCGCACGATCGCTCACGAGGCGACGCACGCGGCTGCGGTGATCTACTTCCTCGACGTCATGGCCGGGTGGGACTCACGAGCCCGCGGCATTCTCCTCGGCAACCACGAGCCGATGGCGTACGCGGTCGGCGACATCACCGCGGACATCATCGCTGCGCTCTACCTGCACCGGCTCCTGCCGTGACCGGCTGGTCTGGCAGCACCCGCCGAGTGACCCTGCCCGCCGACTGGGAGCATCGGCGGCTCGTCGTCCTCGAGCGCGACCAGTACCAGTGCCAGCACGAGCGTGCTGACACCGGTGAGATCTGCGGCCTGTACGCCACCGACGTTGACCACGCCGGCGACGACCGCAACGACCACCGCATCGAGAAGCTGCGCGCTCTATGCCCCTGGCACCACCTGCGTCGCTCCGGTCAGCAAGGCGGGCAGGCATCGCAGGCAGCCCGCCGCGCCCGAGAGGCAGCGGCCGCACCGAAGCACCCGGGCGTCCTCGACACCCCACTCCGACCACGAGCGGACGATCCTCCGCCGTTTTAGCCGAGGGAGCAGCATGCCGATCCCTACTCGCGTCACCGAGCGCGCAGCGACGCGGTACGAGGTCGACGAGAACGGTTGCTGGATCAGCACCTACTCGACTGGCTCGCACGGCTACGCGCAGATCGGTTGGCAGGACGGCGAGGAGCGCACCATGGTCCTCGCGCACCGAGCTGCGTGGGAGTACCACCACGGCACCGAGCCGGAGGGCACGGTTGACCACACCTGCCACGTCCGCCCGTGCGTGAACCCGGCGCACCTGCGGGATCTGCCGAACGTTGAGAACGCCCGGCGCAACAGCCTGGAGAACGAGTACCCGCTCGGGGAGTCCTGCAAGCGGGACCACGACCCGAAGCTCCGCGTGCCCCGCCGAAAGCAGGGGCGCGTCACTCTCACCTGCAAGGGATGCGAGCGCATCTGGCAGCAGGCCAAGCGGGCGCGTCGAGCGACCCGAGCCGTAACGATCTGAGGAGAACACCATGGCCGAGCAGACCAGCACCGAGACCAAGTTCACCGTCGCGCGGAAGGGCGTCGCGATCACCGCGCTCCGCCCGAACCTGCAGAACGCACAGGCGGACCTCCGCGCCATCGAGGCGAGCATGCGTTCTTCGTACCTCGAGCCCGACGTCGAGGTGTCGACGGTGACCGTGAAGACCATCGTCTCCGACCCGACCCCGTACGTCGAGCCGGCCGTCGCCGTCGACGAGCCTGTCGATCCGGACGCCGAGAAGCAGGACGACGAAGCGCCCGCCGAGAAGGCGCCGGCGGACACGAAGAAGGCGAGCCGCTGATGGCGCGCATTCAGGTCCTCGAGCTCCCGACGAAGGTGGTCGGTGAGTACGCCGAGACGCCGTTCGTCATCGTGGTCGACCAGGTCGAGGTGACCGCCGAGGTGGAGGCGCACGACGGCACCGTGCTCCGTCACACCGTCGAGCCGGTCGACGCCGCTGCGATCAAGGACGCGACCGGCGCGGTCGGCGTCCTCGTGCACACCGGGACCCTCGACGTCGCATGAGCGCTCTCACCGTCACCTGGCCGTGCACGCACTGCGACGTGCAGGTCCCGCTCCCCGCGACGATCAAGAGCAGCGGCACCACCCGCGACGACAGCGGCAAGGCAATCGGCATCACGCTGACGCCCGAGGTCGACACCGCACCTGCGATCGCACACCTGGTCGACGCGCACCTGGTGGCCGAGACGTGGACGCCGACGACCTGAGCGCACACCGCACGCGCACGAACCGCAAGCCCGGCCCGCCCCTGCATCCCGCGACCGTCGCCGAGATCAACGATGCGATGGACGACGTCGTGCAGGACCGCGACTAGATCCGGTCAGCGAGAAGCTGGAGCCAGTGCTCGACGTCACCCGCGGAGGACGCCGACACACACCCGGACGCGGACTCAACCAGATCGATCAGGTCCGCACGTCCAGTCGCGTGAACGTCCGAGCGGAGCAGGGTGAGCAGACCCCGCGCCCGCTGCCGCGTCTCGTCTGACACGTTCCCCATGTCGTAGCCACGGAAGGCCGACACGACATCCCACACACGCTCACGAGTGATCTCCATGCGTGCACCCTACGCACCACCACCGACACACCCAGGGGGTAGGGGACCCTCCCACCCCCACCACCCCACAAGACCGCTCCGCGTCCTGCTGCTCGCACTGCGCGTGGCAAGTCTGGGGGGTCTCGCCACGTCTGGGCCTGCGTCAGCGGCTCGGGCATCCGTCACGGAGGCTGCCATGAGCACGATCGCACCCGCTTCGACTGCTGTCGGGGTCCGCTGATGGCGGGCCGTGGGCCTGCGCAGGGCGCGCACACTCGCGACCGATCCGGTGTCGAGCGGACGACGCTCGTCGCCGACGGGCGCAAGCGAGGCATGCCGCTGCCGCGGGGGTACGTGAAGGACCGCGACGGCAATTCGGTGCCCTGGCATCCGGCGACGGTGCGCTGGTGGAACAACTGGCGGTCGAGCCCGCAGGCGACCCGCATGCTGACGAAGCCGGACTGGGACTTCCTCCTCGACACCGCGCTGATGCACCACGAGATGTGGACGCGTCGGCAGTTCGATCTCGCCGCGGAGGTCCGTCTGCGCGTGCAGCAGTTCGGTGCGACGCCGGAGGCCCGGCAGCGGCTTCGCGTCGATGTAACGGTGGACCGGCCGGCGCCGACGGAGTCCGACGTGGACGATGACGCTCCGACGGGGAACGTGTCGTCGATCGACGAGCGTCGGCAGAGGCTGGCCTGATGCCGCGCCGTCTGCTGCGAGCGGACGGTCACGACCGGAACCGCTCGCTCGGGTGGCTGGCGACGTGGTGGATCGAGACGTTTTGCGTCCACGGTCCCGGCGCCGTCATTGGCCAGCCTGTCCGGCTCACCGATGAGTACACCGGCTTCATCGTCGACTGCTACGCGCTCGATTCTCGCGGCCGTCGTCTCTACGACTCGGCGTTCTTCTCCCGGCCGAAGGGCTGCAACAAGTCCGGACTCGCGGCGGATCTCGTCATGTTCGAGGCGTTCGGCCCGGCTCGGTTTGCTGGGTTCGCGGTCGGCGGCGAGACGTACGAGTTCCTGGGGCGGACGTACGAGTACCAGCCCGGCGAGCCGATGGGGAAGCCCGTCGTCTCGCCCGACGTCCGGATCCTCGCGACGGAGGAGGAGCAGGCCGGCAACGTCTACGCGGCGGTGTACCTGAACCTCACCGAGGAGACGGCGCCGCTGTTCCGCTACGCGCAGGCGTACGGGCTGACGGTGAACAAGAAGGGCGTGCTCATGCCGTCCGGCGGCAGCGTGCGTCCGTCGACGTCGGGCTCGGCGTCGAAGGACGGCGGGAACGAGACGTTCGCCGTGTTCGACGAGACGCACCTGTACGTGAAGCCCGAGCTCCGGGAGATGTTCTCGACCCTGGTCCGCAACCTCGAGAAGCGGCGCGGGTCGACGGGCACCTGGTACCTCGAGACGACGACGATGTACCGGCCCGGGCAGGACTCAATCGCGGAGCAGACGTACAACGCTGCGGACCTCATCGAGGAGGGACGGCTGCTGGTGAACCGGCAGCTGTTCGACCACCGATGGGGTGAGATCAAGTCGCTGCGCGACCCGATCGTCCCGTCGACGGAGGAGTCCCGCCGCTGGCACATCGAGAACCTGCAGCACGCGTTCCGGGAGGCGTACGGCGACGCCCTCGAGTGGAACGACCTCGAGTCGCTCGTGAACGGCGTCTTCAACCCGATGCGGAAGGAGTCCGACACCCGTCGGTACTTCCTCAACGCGCTGACGTCGTCGACGGATGCGTGGGTGCCGGTCGAGTCGTGGTCGGCGCGGAACATCATCACGCTGATCAAGTCCGGCGAGGCGCAGGGGTTCCTGGCGCCGGCCGCGGGCGACATGATCACGCTCGGCTTCGACGGTGCCCGGTCGAACGACGCGACGGCGCTCGTCGCGTGCCGGGTGTCCGACCACCATCTGTTCCCGCTGCTCATCCGTGAGCAGCCGGACGGACCCGAGGGTGAGAACTGGACGGTCGACCGTGACGAGTTCGACGCCGAGGTGCGTCGCGCCTTCGCGCGGTACACAGTCGTCGGGTTCTACGCGGACCCGCCGTACTGGCTTGAGCTCGTCAACGCGTGGGAGCGGGACTTCGGCGACGAGCTGCTCGTGCACGCCAGCGGAAGCGAGTCGATCCGGTACTGGACGAAGCACACCACCCGGATCGCGATGTCGCTCGAGCTGCTGCAGACGGCGATCGCCGACGGGACGATGACGCACGCCGGCCACAAGGCGATGACGCGGCACTTCCTCAACGCGAGGGTGTGGCGGCGCACGGGCGGCGACGTCATCGGCAAGGAGACGAAGAACAGCGTCCGGAAGATCGACGCTGCGATGGCCGGCACGCTCGCGTTCCAGGCGGCCGTGGACTACGAGTACCGGGGCAAGCAGCCTGCGGCGGATGAACCGGAGACGGCGGTGCCGGTCCGAATCAGGTGAGGAGGGTCCGATGCTGACCGAGACGAGCGTCACAGGGTCCGACGACTGGCGGCTGATGCGCCTCGCGACGAAGCTCGGGAAGGGCCTCCCGCGGATGGCGCTGCTGCGCTCGTTCTCGGACGGGTCCCGCTTCGTCCCGGCCGGGGTGTCCGGCGTGAACGCGCAGGCGATGCTCACGATCGTGAAGCAGGCCCGGCTGAACACCGCCGAGCTGATCTCGGGATCGCTGGTCGACCGGCAGACGGCGCTCGGATTCCGCACCGCGGCGCCCGGCGACGACACCGGCGACGCGCTCGCGCTGGGGAACTGGAACCGGTCGCACATGGCGGTCCGGTCGAAGGAGCTCCTGCGCGACGTCGCCGACTACGGGCGTGCCTACGTGCTCACCACGGGGCCGTCTCGGCCGTCGGCAGACGCGAAGCCGATGTTCCTCCCGTCGAACGGCTGGACGACCGCCACGGAGCAGTACGCGACCGCACCGTGGCTGACGGAGGACGCCGTCGTGGTCGGGTACGACGCGATCAACCGTGCCGACGTCATGACGCTGTTCCGCCCCGGCTACATGCGGGTGGCGTACCGGCCGACCCCGGTCCCGACGCTGCCGAACGACGGCACCCCGTGGTCGCCAGGCGGCGGCTGGTCGTGGGCGACGGACCCGATGCCGCTGGGATTCACCGCGGAGAACCCGATCGTCGAGCACTCGGCGCCGGGCGGCTTCGGCGAGTACGAGAAGCACCTCGACTCGATCGACCGCATCAACTCGGTGACGCGTGACCGGCTCGTCATCATCGCGATGCAGGCGTTCCGCCAGCGGGCGATCGAGGGCAGCCTGCCGACGCACTACCCGGCCGACTACCCGGACCTCACGCTCCGCGGTCAGCGGATCGACTACAACGAGGTGTTCGCCGGCGGCCCGGCCGCACTGTGGCTGCTCGGCGGCGACGCGAAGATCTGGGAGTCGAACCCGACCGACATCACGCAGCTACTCACCGCAGGCAAGGACGACAAGCGCGACCTCGCCGCGGTGACGTCAACGCCGGTGTACCTGCTCAACCCGGACGCGACGAACGGATCCGCGGAGGGCGCCGCGCTGGCGCGCGAGGCGTTCTCGTTCAAGGTGAAGGACCGCAACAACCGCGCGGGTGCATCGTTCGCCCTCGAGCAGTCCCTTGCGTTCCAGGGCCTCGCCGACACCCTCCGCGCGGACGCCGCGCAGGTGGAGACGATCTGGGCGCCGGTCAACCTCGAGTCGATCAACCAGCGCGCGACCGCGGCTCAGGCCGCGAAGCAGTCGGGTGTCTCGCAGGCGTACATCAACCGCTCCGTGTGGGGCATGACGCCGTCGGAGATCGCGCAGGAGATCACCGACCGCAATCAGGAGCAGTTCGACATGACGTCTGAGACGGCGGCCTGATGGCGCTGACGACGAGGCAGGCGGGCAGCCTGTCGGACCGTCACGCGTCGCAGCGGGACTCGCTGATCGGGAAGCTGCTCGCGGCCATCCTGCAGATCTGGTCCGGCGTCGGGAACTTCCACGACGACGACGAGATCGGGTCGGCGGCGGCCGCGTCCGCGTACCGGGTCATGCAGGCGCAGAAGCAGGCGCGACGGCTGGTGCGGTCGTACCAGACGAGCGTGCTCACGGCGATGGACGCGCTCGAGCGTTTCCCGGCCGAGGTCGACTACTACCCGCGGTCGGGGACGACGGCGCTGGACGTGTACCAGCGTCCGGCGTCGCAGGCGATCTACGCCTACTCGAAAGGCGGCACGGTCGAGGACGCACGGCAGGCCGTGCGCGATCGCCTCGAGCTGCTGCTCCACGAGGACATCATGCTCGCGGAGCGCGACGAGGAACAGCGCATCTACGAGGCTGTGCCGCGCGTCGTCGGCTACCGCCGGGTGATTCACCCGGAGCGGTCGAGAACGGGCACCTGCGGACTCTGCGCCGTCGCTGCGACACAGCGGTACCGGACGGACGAGCTGAGGCCGCTGCACGACGGCTGCGAGTGCGGGTCCCTGCCGATCGTCGGCACGGAGGATCCCGGCCAGGTGCTGAACAGCGAGGACCTCGAGCAGCTGTACGCGGCTGCCGGGCAGGCGACGGCCATCGGTGGCCATCAGCCTGCGAAGGATCGGTCGACGGCACGCGAGGACCTGCTGAACGTCCGAGTGACGGTGAACGAGCACGGCGAGAAGGGCCCCGTCCTGGTGAAGCAGGGCGACCGGTTCCGGACGCACTCGGAGGCCGGGGCACCGGCGTTCCAGAAGCCGACCCCAGACGTGATCCGCGCACGGAAGACGCATGCGTACGACCAGGCCGCCGGCGAGCTCGCAGACGCCCGCCAGCGCCTCGCTGAGGTGCAGGCGTCTCACGCGAACGACGGCACCGACACCCCACGCGAGCAAGTCGTGCTCGCACAGCGCGTGAAGAACCTCACGAGCCTGCTCCGGTCCGTCGAGGCCGACCTCGCCCGATCCGATTCCTGACCACGGCCGCCCGACACGGGTAGCCACCTCTCGACACGAAGGACACCACCATGAAGTTCGACTCGTTCGGCCGACCCATTCTCTGCATGCCCCGCCTCCGCTTCGTCGAAGGCGGCGAGAACGGGGGAGGCGAGCAGCCCCAGACTGGGTTCCCCGCGGACACTCCCGTCGCGGAGATGACGTCCGAGCAGCAGCTCGCGTACTGGAAGCACCAGTCGCGGAAGCACGAGCGCCGCGCCGACGAGCGCAAGGACTACGACCAGCTGAAGACCGCGGCCGAGGAGCTCGCCGCGCTGAAGGCGGCCAGCCAGACCGACGCTGAGCGGGCGCTCGAGGAGGCCCGCGAGGAGGCCCGCCGTGAGGGCGAGAACATCGGCGCCGAGCGCTACCTCGCCGACGCCGTCAAGGCACGCTTCCAGCACCTCACCAAGAAGAGCGACGACGAGGTCGACAAGGCGTTCGCACGCCTGAACGTCCGCTCCTTCCTCACCGACCAGGGCGAGATCGACACCGCCGCCCTGACCGAGTTCGCGGGCATCGTCGGTGCCTCGGCGGACCACCAGACGCCTCCGACCGACCCCGTGCGGGCCGCGATGGAGCGACAGCAGCAGACCCCCGGCGCCACGTCGGGCGGCTCGATCGCGGAGATGGCACGTCAACGCGTGGCCGAGCTGCAGGGCAAGAACTAACCCACTCTCACCAGAAAGGAGATCCCCATGGATCTCGGCATCACCACGGTGTCGACGGGTGGCTCGGACCAGTCCTGGCTCGCGGCCGCGCACGGCCTCGGCGACGGTCAGCCGCGCACCCTCGACACCACGAAGTTCACCGCCGGCACGCACTACAACGCCTCGACGAAGGTCATCCCGTCGGGCGTCGCGCTCGGCATCGTGACCGCGACGGGCCTCGCCGGTCCGTTCGACGCGACCGCGACCGACGGCCGCGAGGTGCTCGACAGCTACCTCATCGCGGACGAGCCGATCGGCCGTTCCGACGGTTCGGTCGCACCGACCCCGATCGTGGGCGTCGGCGTGCACCTGCTCATCCACCAGAACCGCCTGCCCGTCGTGGCTCAGCGGACCACCGTCGAGGACGCCGAGACCACCGGCGTCTTCTCCTACCAGGACTAGGAGCGCCTGAACATGGATTACGACCCCTCAGTCCTGACGGCCGCGCAGGTCACCGCCGAGGCGCGGGCCGCGCAGGTCGTCGCCTCGCCGGCGTTCTCGCTGGCGCAGTACCTCCCCGACCGGACGAACGACTCGCTGTCGTTCAACTTCGACGCGTCGCAGACGTCGCTGCCCCAGGCAGCGTCGTACCGAGCGTTCGACGCGACGGCTGACTTCGGTTCGACCGAGGGCACGCAGTCGCGATCGGGCCGGATCCCCCCGATCAGCCGCATGCTGCGTGTCGACGAGTTCGACACGCTCGTGCAGCAGATCGACGGCGGCCCGATCCTCGAGAACACCTACCGCTCCTACGCGCGTCGCATCGCGGGTCAGATCCAGACCCGCGTGGAGCTCGCACGAGGCCAGGCGCTCGAGTTCGGTCAGGTCACGCTCGACGAGCGGCGCCTGAAGGTCACGATCGACTTCGGCCGCAAGGCGTCCCACTCGGTCACGGCCGCCACTCTGTGGTCGAACCCGGCAGCCGACATCCTCGGTGACCTGACGGCGTGGAACGCGGTCTACACGGCGTCGAACGGCAGCACGTGGGCGGACGTCCTGGTCTCGACGCAGATCGCGACCTACATGCAGCGCAACACGGGGATCATCACCGCTGCGCTCGGCCGCACCGACAGCCTGCCGCCGATCGTCTCCCGCGACGCCGTGCAGCAGGTCCTGGACGCCTTCGGACTCGGTCGCGTCGTCGTCAACGACGAGCAGGCCGTCGGCACGAACGGCGCCGCCAAGCGAGTCATCTCGGCGAACAAGGTGGTGTTCCTCCCGTCGACGTCGAGCATCTCGCTCTCCGGCGACGGCGGCACCGCCCTGGGCGGCGTCGACTGGGGCATCACGGCCGAGTCCGTGAGCCCGAAGTACGGCATCACCGCCGCCGAGCGCGCCGGCATCTTCGGCGGCGTGTTCTCCGACAACAACCCCGAGGGCCGTTACGTGCTCCTCTCGGCCACCGCGCTGCCGGTGCTCGAGAAGGCGAACGCGACCTTCGTGGCACAGGTGGCCGCCTGATGGCCGGCGCGGCGAAGAAGGTCTTCGGCGCGTACGTCCACGTCACGAAGAAGGACGGCACCTCCGAGGCGTTCGCGCCTAGGGACGCGGTCCCGTCGTGGGCGTCCAAGCTGATCGGTGACCACGTGCTCGCGAAGCCCGGGGCTGACCCGGCACCCGAGCAGCCCCCGGTCGCGCCGACCTCCCCGGCAGGACCCACCCCGGACGACGGCGGCACGCCGGATGACGAGGCGGCGATCGCCGAGGTGAAGGCGAAGCTCGAGGAGATCGGGCAGCCGACCGACGGTGACCTCGAGGAGCTGCAGAAGCGCCTCGCCGAGCACGGGGAGTAGGCCATGGCGTCCGTGAAGGTCGGTATCGACGACGTGAAGGCCCGGTACGAGGGCGACCTCGCTCGGTTCCCCACCGCGTTCGTCGAGACGCAGATCTCGGACGCGGTGGACTACGCCGATGCCCGGTGGGGGACCTTCATCGAGCAGCGGCTCACCTCGAAGGTCATCACCGAGGGGCTGTACAAGCGCATCATCTCGGACGCGGTCCTGCGGGTTGTCCGGAACCCGCAGGGCCTCGCCTCGGAGGGCGACGGCGGCTACTCGTACACGACCCGCGCGACGGTGGCCTCCGGGAACCTCTGGTTCACGCAGGACGACGTCGAGCTGCTCTCCGGCACGATCACGCAGGTGACCATGCCGGGGACGATCACAGCGAGGATCCCGCCCCGATGACCCTCCTCGACAACGGGCCGCACACGGTCACCGTGCAGCCCCGCCGGCCAAAGCAGACACCGCACGGTGTCGACCTCGTGGACGACGGGGCGCCGGTGGTCGTGCGCGGCCTGTTCCACCGCGGCACCGGCCTCTGGACGTCACGTTCCTGGGCTGGCGATGTCAACGCGCTCGTCACCGACACGGACGGCGAGCAGTGGGGCCTCGCTGCAGCACCGCGGCAGTACGACTCCTCGCCAGCCACCGCCCACTGGGAGGTGTCGCTGGTCAGCACTCGGCCGGCAGGAACGGGGTGATCGCATGGCGCAGGTCGATAGAGACCTGAGCAGGCAGGTCGCCGAGATGGTCGGCATGGATCCCGAGCTGCAGTCGATCGCTGAGGCAATCGCGACCGACGCTCGAGCGAACTACGCCGGCCACGGCGACGCCGCCTCGTTCATCCACGTCACCTCGGAGGTCTACGACGGCGTGCGCGAGCCGCTCGTCGTCTTCGACCACCCGGCATCGACGTTCCTCGAGTACGGCCACATGGCCGTGAACCCGCACACCGGAGAGCCGACAGGGCGCTGGGTGCCGGGGATCCACGGCATGGAGAACGCCGCCCGGGCGAACGGCGCCGGGAGGCAGACGTGATCGACTACGAAACCCTGATCGACACGCTGATCCGTCGCGACAGCACGGCAGAGTCGATCGGCTCCGAGTACGACACCGACCTCGTCCGGACCCTGCCTGCGCTCGTGTACCGGCTCACCGGTGACGGGCAGCAGTCGAACGGTGACGGCCTCTGGACCGTCACCCTCTCCGCCTACGTCAACGGGTCACCCGGCGACGCGTGGCGGGTCGTCTCCGAGCTCTACGACGCGGTTCACGCGTGGCCCGCGCCGCACAGCACTGGCGTCGTCGCCGACGTGGGCTACGTCCACCTCGTGACCGACGCCGACATGCCGTCACGGCAGCCCACGTCGCCGATCGGCGGCAACACCGGGGTGCAGTACCAGGCGTCGTGGACGCTCCTGCTCTGCGATCTCTGACCGGTCGCCCCACCGGCCACCCTCGACTCCAAGGAGCACACCATGGTCGCCGACTCTGGCACCCTCTTCATCCCGGGGCACGGCACCGTGTTCCGGGCCCCCGCGAACACGCCGATGCCCGCTGCCGGGGCCACGGCGTTCACACTCACCGGCGCGCCGCCGACGGGCTGGACCAGCCTCGGCCACACGTCGAAGGAGAACACGATGTCCTTCAGCACCGACGGCGGCGACGCCACGGTGCTCGACACGTGGCTGCAGGACGGCGTGCGCACGATCTACGCGTCGACCAGCTGGACGTTCGGGATCAACACGCTGCAGCTCGACAAGCAGTCGCTGGACCTCGCGTTCAACGGTGCCATCGACGCTGAGGACGGCGGGTACATCATCCCGTCGTCGAACGGCGGACTCGGGAACAGCCTGTTCGTCCTCTCGCAGGACACGACCGGGAACCTCGGGTTCTACATCCCCAACACGTCGACGAAGCTCGGCGACTCCCCCGTGGTCGACACGGAGAACTTCTTCGAGCTCCCGCTGTCGGCGTCCATCCAGGCCGCGTCCAACGACCTGATCCCCGCTCTGCCCGATGGCCGCGCCGGGATCATGAAGCTGTACCCGCCGAAGGCGTTCGCAGCGTGACGAACCCCCGGGGCAGGTGGTGGGACCTGCCTGCCCCGGGCTCATCCCTACGGTCCCGCTCTCTCGAAAGGTCCCAACCATGAGCGACCAGAACGCTTTCGGTCTGCCCACCCCTCCGCCCCCGCCGGCCGTGCCGCAGAAGTCGGCCGCCGACGAGTCGCCGACGCTCACCGCGAACGACTCCGCCGCCGAGCTCGAGGCGCTCCTCGACCGTGTTGGCGTGCCCCCGCTCCTGCCGCTGCCGTGGCAGTACCGGCAGCGCATGCAGCTGCAGCTCCTCTCGGCCCGCATGGGCGATCTGTTCCAGGGCGGCATCGTGCAGTTCGACGACTCCGACCTCGAGGCAGCGCAGCCGTACATCGAGTTCATCGGCGACGTCGATGACCTGTTCCTGTCCGTCGCGACGAACCCGCGTGCGTACACCGCGTGGTCCGCGAAGCTCGAAGACGCCGAGCAGGTCCTCATCGCGCTCCTCGTCCGCTACACGAGGGCAGTGGGGGAATCAACGCAGTCTGCGGCCTCCTCGACGAGTACCGATCCGAGCTGATCGCAGACTTCCAGTCGATCTACCACCTCAACATCCTCGACGTCCTCACCGGACGTCTTGACGCCGGGTACGCACTCGAGCTCCTTCCGGGGCTCCACGCGTACCCGGCGTCGCTGTTCCGGGCGCGATGGCTCGCGACGCATCCGCAGGACGACAAGCCGGGCAAGGCGGCGCTGTCGTTCTTCGACTGGTCGCAGGACTCGATGCTGCTGCTCCGCATCCACAACTTCCTCGCCGTCCAGGCCGCGGGAACCGACAAGAAGGCCGCTCGCGAGCTCACGCTCGACGGCCCCGCGCCTGAGAAGAAGCCGCGCCTGTTCGCGCAGACCATCGCCGAGTTCGACACCGACCGGTTCATGGGGGTGATCGCCTCCGGCAAGCTCTGAGGAGGCCACTCGTGGTGAACAAGGTCTGGGTCGCGGTCGTCCCGAACACGAAGAACTTCGCGTCGGACGTCCGGAAGTTCCTCAACCGGATCGAGAAGGCCCTCACCCTGACGGTCGACATCCAGGCTGACACCCGGGCTGCTGAGAAGGACGTCCGCGCCTCCGTGGAGCGGATGGCGCAGCGGGCCGTCGTCCTGAACGTGGACGCGGACACGTCCCGCGCTGAGCGTCGCGTGAAGGACCTCACGAAGAGCCGTGACGCGACGGTGAACGTCGACGCGGACACTGGCGTCGCATCGGCGCAGATCGCGTACGCGGCACGGAACCGCCGCGTGGAGCTCGCCGTCGCCGTGTCGAAGGCTTCGCTCGCGGCCGTCGGCACGGCGCTGGCGGCCCTGTCTGGGGCACGGGTGGCGCAGACCGCGTTGTCCCGTCTCGGCACGAGCCTGTCGAACCTCGACCGATCCGTGCCGGCGATCGCTGGCCTGGCGATGACGATCGGTTCCCTCGGGTCCGTTGCGCTGTCGTCGGTGTCGGGGATCGTCACGATGGGCGCTTCGCTGGCGCCCCTCGCCGCTCTCGCCGCACCGCTCCCGGGCCTCCTGCTCGCGGGCGGTGCGGCGGTCGGCGTGTTCGCGGCGGCGATGGCCGACGCCGGCACGCAGCTCGGTTCCCTGAAGGGCGGCTTCTCGTCGCTGCAGGACTCGATCTCGGGCGCGTTCTGGGCGAAGGCGAAGCAGCCGATCCTCGACCTGGTGAACGGCGTCCTGCCGTCGCTGCAGAAGGGGCTGACGAAGGTCGCCTCGTCGCTCGGGACCTGGTCGTCGTCGGTCGCGAAGTCGTTCCAGGCTGCGTTCTCCCCGTCGGTCATCGGGACGATCACGAGCAAGCTCGCTGCGGGGATCGTCGCGTCGACGCAGGGCACGGATGCGTTCGCGTCGTCGCTGGCCTCCCTCGGCACGTTCGCGGCGCAGTACCTCCCCGGCATCGGCGACACGTTTTCGAACCTGTCGATCCGGTTCAACGACTTCATCCAGACGGTCGTCTCGAACGGCCAGCTCGCGGGGTGGGTGCAGGAAGCCAGCGCGGTCGTCGGTCAGCTCGGCGCCGTGTTCTCGAACACGTTCGGGATCCTCGGCAACATCGCCTCCGCGGCGACCGCGGCCGGCGGCTCCGGGCTGCAGACCCTCGCGTCTGGGCTGGCCACCATCAACGAGGTCACGTCGTCCCCGGTGTTCCAGGGCGCGCTGACCACGTTCTTCCAGGGCGCGGCCGCCGGTGCATCCGGACTGGCGGCGGCTCTCGGCCCGATCGGTCAGATGTTCGTCGGGCTCGCTCCTGCCCTGTCCGGCGCACTCGCCGGGCTCGGCTCGACCGCGGGCGCATTGGTCTCCGGGATCGCGTCCGCCCTGAACCAGCCGATCGTCGCCGCCGGCATCGAGTCGGCGGTGTCTGGCATCGCCGTCGGCGTGCAGGGGCTGCTCCCGGCGCTGCCCGCCCTCGGGTCCGCCCTCGGCGCCGTGATGGGTGTCGTTGGCACCCTCGCGTCCACTCTCGGCCCCGTGCTCGGCTCGGTGCTGGGGGCGCTCGCACCGGTGATCTCGTCGCTCGCGACCAGCATCCAGCCCGTCATCGCGATGCTCGGCCCCGCGCTCGCTCAGGCGATCGGCATCGTCGCGCCGGTGGTGCAGCAGCTCGCGGCCGCGTTCATGCCCTTGGTGGGTGCCATCCTGCCGGTGCTGTCGTCCGCGCTCGCGGCGATCATGCCCGTGCTCGCGTCCCTGATGCCGGTGTTCTCGGCCGTCGTCGCGGCGCTCACGCCGCTGGTGTCCGCGGTCCTGCCTGTTCTGCAGGCGGCCCTCGCCGCCATCATGCCGGCGCTGTCGGCGCTAATGCCCGTGTTCGCTGCGCTCATCCCACCGATCGTCGCGGTGGTGCAGGTGCTCGCCGCTGCCCTCGTGCCCGTGATCACCGCGCTCGCCCCGCTGATCATGGCCGCGGTGTCGGCGGTCCTCCCGATCGTGCAGCAGCTCGCCGGCGTCTTCATGCAGCTGATGCCGACGCTGATGCAGCTCATCCCACCGATCGTGTCCATCGCGACCACGCTGACGTCGATCCTGATCCCGGTCTTCCAGGCCGTGCTGCCGGTCGTGTCGGCGGTGATCTCCGCGGTCGTCCCGATCGTGCAGTCGCTCGCGACGGTGATCTCCGGCGTCGTGAACGTCGTTGCCGGCCTGCTGTCGGGGAACTTCTCCCAGGCGTTTAAGGGCGCTCAGCAGATCGTGTCCGGCGTGATGGGCGTCATCAGCGGCGTCGTCACCGGCGCCATCGGCATCGTCCGGGCGGTCATCACTGCCGGGGTGAACGTCGTACGCAGCGTCATCTCGAGCGTGTTCGGCGCGCTCGGCGGGCTCGTCTCCGGCGGCATGTCGGCGATGCGCTCGGCGGTCAGCAACGGGATCTCGAACGTGATCTCGTTCTTCTCCTCGCTGCCCGGGAAGATCCTCTCCGCGGTGTCCAGCTTCGGGTCGCTGCTCGTGAGCGTCGGCCGGAACCTGATGCAGGGCTTCATCAACGGCGTCAGCGGGTTCGCGCAGCGGATGATCTCGGCCGTCACCGCTCCGATCAAGGGCGCGATCAACGGGGCGAAGTCCCTCCTCGGGATCCACTCCCCGTCGCGCGTCTTCCGGCAGATCGGTGCCTACGTCGGGCAGGGCCTGGAGCAGGGCCTCAAGGGGTCGGCCAGCGGCGTGAACAGCGCGGCCCGGTCGATGACCAACGCCGTGCTGGACGCGTTCGACTCGAAGAAGATCTCGCAGGCGCAGACGAACACGCTGCTGCGGTCCGTGTCGAGCGGGAACAACCAGCTCGCGTCCCTCGCCCGCCAGCGTGGGTCGATCGCGACGAGGCTGGCGTCGGCGACGAAGTCGCTGAACGCCGCGGTGTCGACGCGAGAGAAGTACCGCGCGTCCGTGCTGTCGAACCTCACCAAGGTGAACGTCACGGACTCGTCGTCGGGGGAGTCGTTGATCGAGAACCTGCAGAAGCAGGTCGCTCAGACGAAGACCTTCACGGCGACGATGGCGAAGCTGCGGAAGGCGGGCCTCGACGCGGCCAGCTACCAGCAGTTCATCGCGAAGGGTGTCTCGGCGTTGCCGCTCGCTCAGGACCTCCTGGCGGGCGGGTCGAAGGACATCAAGCGGGTTGCGAGCCTGCAGGGGCAGCTGGCGCGGGCGTCGAGCTCGTTCGCGTCCTCGGCGGCCAACGACCTGTACGGCGCCGGCGTGAACGCGGCGCGTGGCCTCGTGAAGGGGCTGCAGTCGCAGCAGGCAGCGATCGCGAAGCAGATGCACGCGATCGCGTCGACGATGGTCGGGTCGGTGAAGCGGGCCCTCGGGATCCACTCGCCGTCGCGGGTGTTCCGGGACGAGATCGGCAAGCAGGTCGTCGCGGGCCTGGCGCTGGGTGTGAGCGGCAACGCGAGCATGGCGCACTCGGCTCTGGACGACCTGGTCGGGTATGTGCCGTCGGCGGCCCTGTCGCGGGCGTCGCTGTTCCCGGTCGGGTCTGCATCGTCGGTGCCGGCGTTCCCGGAGTCGATCACGCTGCTCGATCAGGACGGGTCGATCTTGACCCGGGCGAAGGTCATCGCGGACGGCTCGGTCGCCGCGTCGAACAGGGCACGCGCGACCGCGCTGCAGGCCGGCCAACGCCGACGATGAGAAGGAGATGCCCGGATGGCTGGGGAGATCGTCGACGGTGGCTCTGCCACCTCCATGAGCACCGGGACGCTGGACGGCGGGAACGCGTACACCGTGTACCCGCCGTCCCCGCCGACGGTGGTCGCGATGCCGGGCAGCTCCCCGGTCCCGTCCGTGCAGATCACGGTGCCGGAGGTGGAGCCGGGGACGCAGTCGGTGAACGTCTACCGCATCGCGGACGGCCGCCAGTTCCTCGTCCGGGGCGGCGTTCGGAAGCTCGCGGTCGGCGGCACCTCGGTCGTCGACTGGGAAGCACCGTTCGGGGTGCCGATCACCTACCGGGTGGAGTTCTTCTCCGACGCGGAGGCGACGATCTCGCTCGGCTTCAGCGAACCGGCGGAGACGGTCCTCGACGTCCGGCAGGCGTGGCTGCACCAGCCGTTGAACCCGTCGATGTCGCTCAGCCCGGTCATGCTCTGGGGGACCGCGCTCGAGCGGACCCGGGAGACCCCGGGCGAAGTCGTGTGGGTGCAGGGCGCGGACGTCGCGACGTGGGTCGGTGGGAAGCGACGCGGCGCGCAGGACGTGCCGTTCGCGCTTCTCGTGGACCGTGCCGGTGCGGACGCCTTCCAGGTGCTGCTCGGCGGGTACACGCGGCAGCAGCCCGCCGTGCTGTGCATTCGCACCCCGGTCGACATGCGCGTCCCGCGGACGTTCTTCGCCGTCGTGTCGTCGTCGAAGGAGACCACCCTGAACCGGCCTGGTGAGGGGGAGGCGATCCAGATCGACTTCACTGCGACGGAGGCTCGACCGCCGGCGCCGGGACTGGTGGCCGCGCTGCTGCGCCGGGACGACATCGACACGGCGTACCCGACGCGAGCCGAGCGCGCTTCGGCGTACCTCACAAGGCTCGACCGGGACTCGGACTACTCACTCGCGGGGGTCGCAGGCAATGCGTGATCACTCGGCCGCCCTGCGCGACGTGCTCGCGTCGGGTGCGTTCGACGTGGAGTGGGTCGCGGACGTCTACTACGACGGCGCTCGGCGCATCGCTGGGCTCCCGATCCGCTCGCCCTCGTTCGACGACGACGGTACGGCGCTGGTGCAGGGCACCGGCGGCTGCACGGTCGAGTGGACGTCCGACTTCGCGACCTCGCTGAGCCCGCGCCTCGCGGACGACACCCTCGCCCCGTTCGGGTCGGAGCTCTCGGTGGGTGTCGTGATCTCGGCAGGCTCGTTCTCCGAGCGGGTTCAGATGGGCTGGTACCGGATCGAGGACGTCCCGTCCGCGGCGGATCAGTTCGTCGGGTTCGGCGACGGCATCCTGCCGGTCGGGTCGACGGTGGAGATCACGCTGCAGGACCGGTTGCGGAAGGTGCAGCGGGACCGGTTCGACGTGCCCGGGTCGCCGCCGTCGCGGACGAGCGTCCTGACGGAGGCGCAGCGCATCACGGGACTGCAGATCGTCCGCGAGGTGCCGGACACGACGATCCCGAAGGGGTTCGCCTACGAGGAAGAGCGCCTCGACCCGCTGTACGACCTGGTCGAGTACGCGAACGCGGTGCCTTACATGCGGCCGGACGGTGCCCTCGGGCAGCGACCGATCGACTGGGGCACCGCGGTCGACGTCGTCGCCGACGGGCCCGGCGGGACGCTCGTGTCCCTCGGGTACGCGATGTCGTCGGACAAGGTCTACAACCGGGTCGCGTTCCGGACGAGCGCGAACGACGACGACCAGCAGGTCCTCGCGGTCGCCGAGATCAAGGACGGGCCGCTGCGGGTCAGGAACGCGGACGGGTCGCCGTCGCCGTACGGACGCGTGACGCTCTACGTGTCCTCCGACCTCGTGACGACCCGGGCGCAGGCACAGGCGTACGTCGACAAGACCCTCGCGCAGGTGTCGTCGCTGCGGGTCGCTGAGCGGCCGATGGTCGAGGTGTTCAACCCGCTCCGCCAGATCGGTGATGTCCTCCGGGTTCGTCCCGTCGGGGAGCCACCGTTCCTCGGCCGGGTGTCGAAGATCAGCCGCACGGACGGGCCGACGCAGGACGTGACTCTGGAGGTGCGGTGATGGCCAACGACGTCTCCGTGCTCCTCGACCTCGCCAAGAAGTCGCCGGTGAACGTGTGGCCGGCGACGTTCGTCGGCCTCGACGACGACGGCTGGGTCCTCTGCGACATCAAGAACGGCGACGCGAGCGGCCGGGTGCCGGCGCAAGTGTGGACCCCGTACCGTCCCGAGGTGGGCGAGCGGGTGTTCGTCGTGTCGGTCAACGGTGCGTTCTTTCTCGTCGGCCCGGCGATGCCGAAGCCGGCGCAGGGGACGGTGAAGAGCGTCGGCTCGAGCGTCGTGACGCTCGACACGGACATGGGGTCGGTGCAGGCGACGTACGACGCGGGGACGACGCTGTCGGTGTCGCAGGAGGTGAAGCTGCTGTGGTCGGGTGGCGCGCACGTCGTCGGCATCCTGACGGCGCCAGCACCGCCACCTCCGCCCCCGGCGCCCCCGGAGCCGGTGAAGCGCCGGCACGTCGACGTCTTCCAGCCGGTCGACGCGGGGTCGTTCTCCGGAGGCCGGTGGTGGCAGCCGCAGCCGTGGGCGTCGGACTCGACGCTCGGGGCGTGGTTCTACGGCTCGAAGATCCGCGACACGTTGCAGGGTGCGCCGGTGTCGAAGGTCGAGATCTGGTCGACGCTCGCGTCGCGGATGGGGTCGCTCCCGAACTTCGGCATCCACCCGCACGCGTCGAAGCTTGCAGGCGGTCCGGCGATCACCTCGGCCACGCCGATCGCGCCGCCGAACGGCGGGTGGCTGACCCTGCCGACCGGCTTCGGCCAGCAGCTCGCGAACGCGGTCGGTGGCATCGGCCTGGCGCACGGCGGCTTCAACAAGTTCCGATCCCTCAGCGACGACCCGCAGTCGGGTGCGCTGAGGATCACCTCGACCTACTAGGAGAACCATGGCTGTCGACTCGCGAGGACCTCGCAACGCACCCGTCTTCTCGGCCACGGGCGCGTCCGACGACGCGGCCGACCTCACCACCCTCGGTGGGTTGATGGTCGAGCTCGGCACGCGTCGCACCGGCACGTCCGACGAGCGGAAGGCGCTCGACACTGCGTGGCTGTTCAACGGACTCACCTGGTACGAGACCGACACGAAGCGGACGTACATCGTCGACGGCGGCGCGTGGGCACTCCGGGACTACTACTCCGGTCTGCTCGCCCTCCCAAACCGGTCGGGGAACTTCCGCCCGGTGGACGGTGCCGGCTTCCGCGTTGACGGGCACCAGCGTGTCATCGAGGGGCAGCTGACGAAGGTCATCAACAACGCGGAGACAGCGCTCGCTTCCGGCGACCGGATGTTCACGCTGAACGAAGAGGACCGGCCGCAGTACCGGCGCCGGTTCACGTGCTCGGGTGGCGGCGGCGCGGTGTTCATCGTCGAGGTCGGTGTCGACGGTCTGGTGCAGATCTCGTCGGTGGCGACGGGCTCGTCGACCTACGTCCGCCTCGAGGGGATCCTCTTCTACGTCTGACCCCCGAGCCACCCGTTCTCACGCCGCCTCCGGGCGGCGTTCGTCGTTGAAGGAGGCCCTCGTGGTCACAGCACGTCACCCGGTCGGCCCGTCGTCGTTCGACGACGGCACGTCGACCAGCCCGCTCGGGAAGGTGCAGCACGTCAGCTCGGCGTTCGTCGCCGCGCAGGTGTCATCGCTCTGCTACGAGTTCGACACCCAGTTCCCCGGCGCCCTCGAGCGCGGCGATCGCCTCACCGTGAACGAGGGGATCCGCGAGAAGCGCCGCATGGAGATCCTCCGGGCCGCGTGGGAGAAGTTCCTGCGCGACGGGACGCCGTGGGCGCCGCTGGCTGCCGCCCTGTACTTCTCCACCCACCGCGAGGAGATCGGGTCTGGGCTCGACTTCGGGATCACCACGAAGGACGGCGGGAACCGTGCCATGACCGCGGCTGAGGCTGCGTGGGTCCACGCGCACGGCGTGCCTCGCGGGATCGTGCACACCGGTGCGGGCTTCAACCCGCCGGAGGCGTGGCACCACAACGGCGGCTACGCGTTCACGCTGCCGCCGATCACCGGCGTGAACCAGCCCGGCGAGCCGTTCTACACCTCGAGCAGCATCACCACGGACACGAAGGAGAGCAAGCCGCTCATGAAGATCATCCACAGCCCGAAGGGGCACACCCTCCTCACCGAGAAGGGCGCGTACAAGTTCGACCCGCTGCGCGTCGGGAAGCAGACCATCCTCGGCACCCAGCAGATCAAGCTCATGCAGCGCGTCATCGACGCGAAGGATGAGAACGTCCTCACCGACGCGACCGAGTTCGGGGACGCCGAAGTGGACATCATCGCCGCCGTCCTCCGGAAGGTGAAGTGACCATGAACACGTTCTTCTCCCGCTACGCGACCACGCTCCTCCCGCTCGCCGTGGGCGTCCTCGGCATCCTGCAGGCATCCCAGGCGGCCGGCACGGGGACGGTGCTCGACTGGCAGACCCTCACCCAGATCGGGCTGCTGCTGCTCGGCACCGGCGTCGTCTTCTGGCTGCCGCTCGTCGACGCGCGCTGGCACGGCGCCGCGAAGACCGGCTCGTCCATCGGCTTCGCGATCCTCTCCGCTCTCGTCGCCGTCATCCCGGACGGGCACTTCACGAAGGCGAACGCGATCCTGGTGATCACCGCGGTCGTGAAGGCCGTTGCCACCGAGCTCGGCGTGCAGATCCGGACCGATGCCGCGAAGGTCATCGACGCCCGCGAGAGCACGGCCGTCGCGGTCGTGACGTCGCTGCCGGCGTCGGCGATGCCGGGGGCGGACGCGCTCGTCGTTGGCGACGGGCTGGCGGATCCCGCGAACACCAGGCTCGTCGACTCCGACGAGCCCAAGCACTCCGCCAAGTCCTGAGAGGGGAACCGGATGCGTCTCGTCCAACTGATCAGGCGGCTCAGCGCCGCATCCATCTGGGGGCGTGACGCCATCGGTGACCGAGATGACCGCGTCCGCGGCCTGCTCCGAGTCGCGCTCCCCGCCGTCGACGTCGCGCTCGTCCTGTTCGGGTTCGGCGGATTCCTTTCCGGCATTCCGGCGCTGCGCGACGTCTTCGACCCGGTGTACGCCGAGGTGTGGTCCGCCGCGCTTGGTGCCGCCGCGCTCGGCTGCCTCGTCGGGCTCGCGTTCCCTGCGCACCTGTGGAAGGTGGAGCGGACCGGGAAGGCGATCCTGGCCTCCATGCTCACCGTGTACGGCGGCGCCCTGATCTACGCAGGGGTGCTCACTGAGGATCTCGGCCGATCGGCTGTCGGGTTCATCCCAGTGGCTCTCGTCCCCGTGCTCGTGTGGCGGATCCTCGACGTGACCGCGGACGCGAAGCGCAACGGGTGGCGAGGAGCTCCACGGTGAACGCCGGCCTCATCGTCACGCTCGTCGTCGGCGTCGTCGCGCCGATGTCGGCCGCGTGGGCGACGGTGAAGGTGGCGCAGATCAGAGCGAGCAAGTCCAGTCCGGCCGAGATGAAGACGGCTGCCGCAGAGTCCGACCGCGTCAGCCTCGACACCTTCCGGGAGTTCCGCACCTGGGCCGAGGGGCGCATGGACTGGCAGGACCGTCGCATCGCCGTGCTCGAGGGCGCACTCGAGAAGGTGTCCGAGAAGTACACGCTGATCAAGGAAGCGTTCCGCGAGTTCTACCGCGAGGTGCGCGCCCTGCTCGGCGCTGGCACCCCAGCCCTCGAGGAGCACGTCCGCGAGCTCCTGACCGAGCAGGACATCGACGACACCTTCGGCGGTGCAGCACTCAAGCGGCTCCGCGACGACGCGCCACCTCCTCCTCCACCGCCGGTGTAGCCGGCACACGACCGCGCTGCTGCGCACGATAGGAAGCAGGGCCGCATGGCCGACTACAAGCAGATCCGCGTCAGGAGGGACACCCTCACCAACTGGACGGGCATCGTTCCGGCCGACGGCGAGCCCATCGGGATAATCGGCGCAGACGGGGTCGTGACGACCTACAAGATCGGCGACGGCGTGACGGCCGCCGATGCGCTCCCCGCGTTGAGTAAGGGCGACCGGGGTGACCGCGGTCTCCAGGGTCTTCCGGGAACGAACGGCGTCGCAACCGACGCTGCTGTCGCGACGAACGTGCAGACGGATGGGACGGCGACACGAGCGGCCCTCCTGGCGCTGATCCCGACTCTGAACGTGCCGCAGCTCCCGCCGGCGCGGACCCCTGCGGCGGTCGCCGCGGTCGCGTGCTGGGGTGACTCGATCACGGAGATCGGGATGGGGACTGACTCCTACAGCGACCTGCTGGCGAAGCTCACCGGACTCCCCGTCTACAACGGCGGCAAGTGGGGGCAGTCATCCCCGCAAATCGCAGCGCGACAGGGGGGAGCGCCAGCCCTCATCACGTTCCCGAGCAACACCATCCCGACTACGACCTCGGCGACGACGGTCACGGCAGCGGTGAACCCGCTCGGCGGGTCGTACAGCGGCTCCCGCATCGGTTCGATCCACGGCGTACCGGGCACGCTCGCCTGGGACCAGCCCACGAACACGCTCACTTTCGCACGCGCCACTGCTGGACCGGCAGTCACCTTGACGGGCGCAGCGAAGTTCGTGCCGGCGGACGGGGCGAGCATCGTCAACCGGGAGGCAGCACAGATCCTGTGGGCGGGCAGGAACGGCGCACAGGACGTCAGCGGGAACGTCGCCGCCATCCGTCAGATGGCGAGCTACGGGAACGCCAGATTCCTCGTCCTCGGCGTTCTCCCATGGTCGGGTCAGACCTCGCCGGATGCGACGAACTACGCGTACCAGGAAGCGTTCCCGGAGCAGTTCAGGGACATCGGCGCATGGCTCCGCACTCCGTCAGCTGCTGCTGCAGCGAACATCACGTTCACGTCCGACGACCAGGCTGACATCGCTGCGAGGCTGACGCCTCGGTCGTTCCGTCAGGACGACGTGCACCCGAACGCTGCGGGCCGGACAGCGATCGCGGCGTACATCTTCGCCGAGATGCAGAAGCTCGGGTGGGTCGCCTCCTATGTCGCACCGGCGCTGCCGGTCGCGGCCACGAACCGGTGGGACGTGAGCGGCCGCGCTGCTGGGCAGTCGATCGCCGCAGTCGACCCGCTCGTCGGCACGATCCAGCTGACGCAGAGCACGGCATCTGCGCAGCCCGTCAGCGTCACCGACGCGCTGTTCAAGCGCAACGCTGCATCGGTGAACGCCACGCTGAAGATCAGCGCCGCTCTCGCTGCGGTGCCGTCCGTCGCCACCGTGACCATGATCGGTCGGCTGACGGATGCGACGGATGCGAACGGGAAGCTCATCGTCAACCTGCTCGGTGTGCTGCTCCGTGTGAACGGTGCGAAGTACGGCACCTACGCCACCTCGGGTGGTGCGGCGTTCACCGGCTCGGCGACGGCGGACACGTTGCCGCACGTGTTCACTGTCGTGCTGAATGGCGCTTCGTCGACCCTCTGGATCGATGGTGTGAACGTCGGCACGGGAACGGCGGCGCCCTCGAGTGTGCAGCTCACGCTGGGTGGTGGTGCGGGATTCGAGGTGCTCGAACTCGTCTACAACGACTCGGTGCTGTCGGACGCGAACATCGCGGCGACGTCCGCGGCGCTTCGCAGCGGGTACATCAAGTAGTGGAACAGGACGCCCCCGGGCGCGGCTTCGGCCGTGCTCGGGGGCGTTTCGTCGTTCATCCGTACGCGAGGGCGTCTTCGACGTGGTGAGCGAACTGCCGGTGTCCCGCTTCGGTGAGGTGCAGCCCCTGCTCGTTGAACTCGAGGTCCCATGCGTATGCCGACACGTAGGTGACATCGGCCTGCCGGGCGACGGCGCTCAGCGTCCGGTCGACGGCTTGCTCGCCGGAGGATCGCTGCGGTGCGTGCGGCGGTCCGACGAGCACAACGTTGGGGATGTCCGCTGTGTCGCGGAGCAAGTCTGTCGCGGCGGCCTCGATCTCGTCGGGATCGGCGCCGACATCGTTGAGCCCACCTTGGATGATGAGCGTGTTCGGCCCAGCGTTGGCGAGTTGGTCGATGCGGGTTGAGAACTGGTCGTTGCCGCAGTACCCGCCAGCCGTGTAGCCGGTGTACCCGACACTGTTCACGAGGACGCGTGCTCCGGTGTCGTGGGCGAGGGTGTGCACCCAGCCGTCGCTGCGGTCGGCGAGGTCGTCTCCGGCCGAGTAGGAGTCGCCGAGGATAGCTATCGTCTCATCGCCGGGCGAGACCACCTGGTACGGCGAGGTCTGCTGCTTCCAGGCTGTGACGCGTTCGCATCCGGCCTCCGTGGCCCGATGAGCGGCGAGTGCACGGTGCCCAACGAAGCCGCCGGCGCCGACAACCATCAAGGCGGCGGCGCTGATGGCGATGATACGCCTGCGACGCGTCCCGAGATTCTTCCCCCACTGCATAGCGTTGAGCCTAAGCCAAACCCACGTCTCGCCCCGCCCCTCATCCGAGGGGGCGGGGCGCTTTCGTCGTTGGCGGCCGTCGGCATTTGGCTAGGTGGCGGGGCAGGGGCCGTGGCGGTCCGGGTCCTTCGGCTCCCACGAGTCACCGCAGCGCGTGCACACGACGTCGCCTGTCTGCATGCCGAGCATGTACTCCTTGCGGAGCCAGTGGTGCTGGGTGGGTTCTTCGGGCATGGTCTTCTCCTTCTGTTGCGGTCTCCTCCTACTATCGGTTTGCGCTCGGCAGAAGTCGTGCGCGGACAGCATCACGCCAGACCCACGCGCAGTCGGCGGCCTGGCCGAATCCCCACTCGACGAGGACGGCGCGCTCCGTGTACGCGATGGCGCGCGCTTCGACTTCGAGGATGCGGTCGGGGAACTGCAGCCAGGCGAAGACGGGGTCGGGTGGGGCGACGTCGTAGTCCGGTCCGCCACGGGCGACCTCGGGCAGGGAGAACGCGGGCCCGAGCGCCCAGCGGTCGCGGCGCCGGCGGGCCATCAGTCGCGACGGGGAGCGAGCTGGCGGCGGCTCACGGACGCTCGGGGCACCCAGGCGCGCTGCAGCCGTCCCTGCCATGCGATCTCGACGTACACGGCGACGTCGGAGCGGGCGATCGCGAACGCCTTCACCTTGTCGAGCACACCGATCTGGTCGAACCGGAGGTCCGCGACCCACACGGGCTCGGGGGCACCGAGCTGCTCGGGGTTGCCGATCTGGTCTAGGGGCAGCGACTCGGCTGCGTAGATCGGGACGTCTTGGTGCTCGGGTGGCGCCCACTTGTGCTCGGCCATGCGAGGACGGTACCGGGCACCCCCGACGATCGCGGATCGGCTTAACTTCCGCGGAATGAAGCGCAGCGCTTCACGTCGCCCCTTGGTCGTGGGTCTGCCGCGGCTGCCCTGCGGCGGCTACGCTGCGATCGACTCGAGAGGATCCGACGATGACGAACACCACGCCTCCTGGCTGGTACCCCGACATGCAGGGCACGACGCGCTGGTGGGACGGTCAGCAGTGGAC